TGTTTTTTACTGGGTTGTCGCCCTGGGGGGGGGGGGGGGGGGGGGGGTAGCTTACTGGACCGGAGTCGCCGAAGCAATCGGCATGCCCTCGGGGGTGACGGCCTGGACTTCGGCGGGGGGCGGGACGGCCGTCGACAGCGGGGTCTGCCGGCGCTGGTTCTCCTGGGCGATCTCCTGGCCCAGCTTGTTCAGCATGTTGAAGCTCCGTTCTGCGGGGAGCTTGCCCAGCCCTTGAAGGATCAACTCCGTCTCCTCGATGGAGAAGACGAAGTGGTACGGGTCGCGGATTCCAGCAGGCACGGTCAGGCTCCGAAGACGTCGGGGCGGAAGAGCCCCGGCTTGACGTTGAAGAACGACGCCAGTTGCGCGGCGCGCACGGGGGGCAGCGGGTAGTTGCGGTCGCCCCGGCAGAGGCGCTCCCACTTGTACAGGGACTGCGGCCGCACGCCCAGGAAGCGGGCGAGGTCGGACTTGTTGGGCTTGCCGCTCTCGTTGTGCGGCTCGTCCAGGCGGTCCTTCATCAGCCAGACCAGCGGGTGCGAGGTCGAGGTCTTGCCACCGGGCATCTCCCTGGGGAGCTTGACGATGGCAAGGCGGCTGTTCTCGGGCCGGCTGGCCGGTGCTTTCGGTTTTCTCACTTGGACCCTTTCAGGCGGTTGAGGATAGCGGACTGCAGATCGGACTTGGCGACCAGGGCATCAGCGATGCTCTCGTCCACCGTGTCCTTCGCGGCGAGGTAGTGTATCACCACAGGCTTCGTCTGACCCTGGCGGTACACCCGAGCGTTGGTCTGGATGTGTTCCTCAAGGTTCCACGTCAGGCCAAACCAGCAGACGGCGTGGCCGCCAGCCTGGAGGTTCAGGCCGTGGGCCACCGACGTCGGGTGGACCAGCAGGACCGGGAGCTTGCCCTCGTTCCAGGCGGCGACCGTGTCGTTGGCGGCGGTCTTGCTGACGCCACCGCCGAGGTACGGCACCGGGGTGCCCTTGGGCAGGATCGAGGCGAGCTTGACGCGGATCGCGTCGACCTCGTGCAGGAAGGCGACCGCCACCAGCAGCGGCGTGCCGGCCTGCTCCTCGACGAGGTCGGCCAGGGCGTCGAGCTTGGCGTCGTGGACGTGGACCGAGCCCGACTCGTTGTACGCCCAGCCGTTGGTGATCTGGCGCAGCTTCATCGTCGCGGCGGCTGCCGTCACGGCGGTCAGCTTCTGGTCGCCGACGGCGGCCACCAGATCGTCGGCCATCGTCTTGTAGACCGAGCGCACAGCCTTGGGAAGCTCGACCGGGATCACGTTGTACGAGATGTCCGGCATCGTCAGGTAGTCCTCGGCCTGCAGGCGCAGCGAGACGTCGGCGATGGCCCCGGCGATCATCTGGGCAGCGCCCGGCCGGACATGCCACTCGTCGATGGTGCGGCCGCCGCCGATCCGCAGGGGCGTGGCGAACATGAACAGCTTGCGGAAGTGGGTGATGAAGCGGCCGAGGCGCTTGCCGTCGTCCACGATCTGCATCTGGGCGAAGAGGTCCTCGATGCCCTGGGGAGCCGGCGTGCCAGTCAGGATGGTGCGGCGGTCGAAGAGCGGGAGGATGGTCTTCAGCGCCTTGAAGCGCACCGACTGGGCGTTCTTGAACCGGGTCGACTCGTCGACCACCAGCAGGCCGGGCTTGGTGCCGAAGAGCCCCAGGCTGCCCTGCAGCAGGGCCACCAGCCACGCCACGTTCTCGGGGTTGATCAGGTACACGTCGGCCTTCGCCTCGACCGCTGCCAGCCGCTGGGCGGCCGTGCCGTGGATCGTCGACAGCTTGAGGTGCTTGAACTGGTCCCACTTCGCCACCTCGGCCGGCCACGTCAGGTGCATCGGCCGCAGGGGGACGATGACCAGGGTCGCCTTGATCGCGCCGTGGTGCTGCAGCACGCAGTGACCGGCCAGGGTGATGGCCGTCTTGCCCATGCCGGGGTCGAGGAGCAGGGCCGAGCCCGGCTGCTGGCAGACCAGGGAGATGGCGCGCTGCTGGAAGGGGAGGGGTTCGTACTGCATGGCTCGCTTTCAACTACTGAGCCTGCAGTCTACAGCAGCCTGGAGCTTTAAGTCAAGCTCGATTTTGAACTGGAGCGTGGTGCGGATCACGCTGACCGGGTGGCCGAGGTGGAGGTACTCCTCGTGGACGATCTTCTGCCTGGGCGTCAGCCTGCCGTCTAGCTGTTTAAACTCGACGAGCCAGCACCGCTCGTTGGGCAGGAAGAAGATGCGGTCGGGGTCGCCGACGATGCCGCCCTGGAGCTTCGCAGACCGGACCCGCCGCGAGGTGGCGTGCGCCCGGCAGGACCGCTCCAGGGACGCCTCGCTCATGCCTTGGCCGGGCGCAGGAGCTTGCCGTACATCGTGACCTCGTCCTTGTCGAGCCAGAACCGCCAGCCCAGGTCGTGGCCGCCGCGCTTCTTCAGTTGCTGCGGCTTGCCCAGGGTCGCCCGAAGCCCAGCGCCTACCCTCTTCGGGAGGTCGCGCTCGCGGAGGTTGAGGCGAAGCATCTGGATGATGTCGGCCGCCAGGATGCTGCACTCGAAGCAGTATTTGTCGGTGCGGTCGAGGCGCTTGCTGGCGAACGTGGCGACCGCATCGACGATGGCGTCCTCGGCCTGATGCTGGGCGTTGCCAGCAGCCTGGAGCTTCTCCTCTGCCTTGGTCAGGTGGTACTGCTCGCCCGCCGCCCAGTAGGTGTGCATCTGCGCCCAGAACTGCTGCATGTCGGTCGCGTGGTCGACGGCGCAATCGTCGACCCAGACCACCATGTAGCGGCGGCTGCCGGTGTCGTCCTTCAGAAACTGAGCGTCGTTGACGCTGCCGCAGAAGGACGTGCAGCGCGGCCGCCTTCCCCAGGCTTCAGCGTAGGGCAGCCGGTACTGGTCGGTGGTGTTCGACAGGAACGCTTTCAGGCTGCCGTTGGCGCTCTTGCTGAACGTGGTGTCAAGCTCGCCAAGCTCGACGATCCAGCCCTGCAGTGCCTCGTGGATGGAGTCGCGTGCGGCCGAGGCGCTGCCGTCGAGGGTCAGGTGCTTGCCGCGCTCGCTGTAGCCGGGGGCCAGCGACATCAGCCAGCGAGTCTTGCCGACGCCCTGGTCACCCGCCAGGACGAGGCAGAGCGCCTTCTCCTTCTCGACGTTGCTGACCCAGCCGCAGGCTGCCTCGACAGCTTGTAATGCCCAGCGACGAAAATAGACCCGGAACAGGTCGGGGGTTGGGGTGCTGACCGACCGGCAGAGGTCTTCCAGGCGGTCCCGGCCGTCCCAGGGTGCCGACTCGATCCAGTCCTTGGCCGGGTGCCAGCCGTTGCCCTCGGCGATCCGGGTCAGGCTGTCGTCGATCTCCTTCTTGGGCAGCCCAGGGCCGTTGATGGCGTCGCGCAGGCTGCCGTGGATCATCCGGTCGATCTGGTAGGGCAGCATGCCCTTGAAGCCGGTCGAGTCGATGCGGTCGGGCAGACCGTAGGTCGTGACCCCGGTCATCAGGTTGAGCCTGGGGGCTACGCCCAGGTGTTCCAGGCAGCCCTCGACGTTGGCGTTGCTGCACCGCTGAACGGCCGCCGGGTCGCCGTCTTTGGTCCGCTTGACCTCGTGCAACGCACTGAGGGGAATCGGGCCGAGGGCGTCGGCCAGGGTCCGGTAGGTGTACTTCTCACCCTCAGGCTTTGGGGGCTTGGTGACCTCCAGCACCGGAAAGGCCGGGTCGGTAGGACGCTCGCCCAGCGCCTTGAACATCTCGGTCACCTCGGGCCGCATGCCGCCGAGCTTCGGGCCGCCTTGCTCCTCGACCCAGGCGAAGAACCGCCGCCGGTAGGCACCGCCATCGTCGCCGTGCCCGTGGAAGCACATCGCGCCAGGGACGGCAGCCGGCCGGTACTTCGCCTCGGTGCGCTCGTCGGAATGCTCCTCGGGCCAGGGGCAGGCGATCTCCCACCAGCCTTCGCTCATCTCGTGGCGGACCATGCCGCGCTCGCCCAGCCACTTGAAGATCGGGTCTGCGAGGTCGACCGGGCCGGTGGTGCCGGTGTCCTTCGCCTCGATCTTGGCGAACTTGAGGTTGAACGCCTTGGCGATGCTGTTGAGGGTGAAGGTCCGCTTGCCGTCGATGGTGATCAGGTCGGCCTCGAAGCCCTCGTGGCCGGGCTTCTCGTTGACGCTGGCGGGTATGCGGAACAGGCGGCAGGCTCGGTTGACTCCCTTGTCCTGATACCCGGCATCGACCAGCGCCTGCATCAGGCCGTCGGCCTTCTCGATGTCCGTATCCCAGGTCTTCAGCAGGTAGCCCCACTGGTAGTTGCCGGGGCTCGTCTCCAGCCGCCACGTCGGCTCGACCGTGATGCGGTCGGGGTCGACCTTGGTGCCGACGTCGTCGAGGATGATGGCGCGCACCGCCACCATGTTCTCCCGCGTGCGCTGCCACTTGCTGCTGCTCGCGCCGGTCGAGAAGTACCAGCGGCCGGTCAGGTGCTGCTCGTGCCACTCCTGGGCTGGCAGACCCTTGGCGCTGGGCTTGGCGACTAGGAAGTGCGTGCCCTCGGGCAGCCCCTCCTTCATCAAGGCCAGGAACTGCTGCTGCTCGGAAAGTCCTGTGCTAGCATTCGGCTGCTTCATGCGGAGGCTCCCTTAGACTGTGGTGGTTGATGGGGGAAAGAGCCCCAGGGTTAACGCCCTGGGGCTTTTTCTTTGGGCTACTTCCCGTACCTATCAGCCGTCGTCACCGAGCAGTCGAGAGGGAAACCGGGCAACCATTTTGGCACCCTTTTCATCTCCTCCGACAGCAGCCCTGCTGCCACGTCAGCGACCGCTTCGTCGGCTTCGAGGATGATCTCGTCGTGGGTGTGACCGATCACGTCGATGCGGCCGCGCCATGCCAGCAGCTTGTCGTTTACACGGTCGACGCAGTCGCGCAGCAGGGCGGCGCACAGGGCTTGCGTGGTGTTCTCGGCGAACAGGCCGTGCCAGATGCGCTCGATGCGGAAGCCGGCCGGCAGCGTCTTGGTGAAGACGATCTCCGTCTCCCAGGTATTGATGGCCTCGCCGTCGTAACCTGCGTCTCCGTCGCCGACACTGACCAGGGCGAACCGGCCCGGCATCGTCGGGCTCGCCAGGGCGATGTGACCCTTGACGCCGTGGTAGTACAGGGTCGTGCCGCCGGGGAGGTCGCAGGCGATGCTGACGGTGCCCGGCAGGATCGGGATGATCTGGCGGTAGGTGATGCCGAGGAGGGTGGTGTCGACGCCCAGGCAGGCAGCGACGAACGCCTTGTACAGCCCGTAGCTGTACTCGGCCGCCCACCGGTTGGCGTTGCGCCATGCAGTGACGATGCTCTCGGCCTCGCTGTCACGCAGGCCGATGCCGTAGTTGCGGGCCATTGACTTCAGGGCTCCATTGGCACCGCCGAACTGCAGCGACAACTCGGACACCTTGCCGATCTGGCGCTGGTGGTCGGTCGCGTCCTCGGCCTTCACGCCGAAGATGTTCTCGGCGTTTACACGGTAGACGTCGACCCCCTTGCGGTACAGGTCGAGCTTCCACCGGCAGCGGGCCAGCCAGGGCATGCCGCGTGCCTCGACCGCCGACCAGTCGCCCCAGACCAGCACCTTGCCCTTGGGCGCCTTGATGGTGGGGCGCAGCAGGCTCGCCAGGACGTGCATGACCTTGCCCTGCACCTGATGCCTCAGGACCGCCTGGATCGCCGCCTGGAGGTCGGGCGGCCCCTTCCTGAGGAGGTTGTGGACCTGCACGCCCCGGCTGCTGTACCGCTTCGTCTGGGCAGCGCCCCAGCACAGGTACGAGCCCTCGGCGCGGCCGTTGTCGACCGCCCTGGCGGCCATCTTGCTGTACTTCGAGACGCTGGCCTTGCCGGCGTCGTCGACCACCTCGATCAACTCGATGACCTCCGGGTCGGCTTCCTTGGCGTCCTCACTGTTGAGGTAGTCGGCGCGGGCGTTCTTGTCGGTCGACACCTTGCCGGCCTTGACGAAGTACCGGTTGAAGATCACCGGCCCGAGCTTGCCCATCAGCCAGGACTTGATGCGGGCGTGCTGGTTCACCGTCGTGATGACGCCGCCGGTCATCCAGCCCAGGAGGGCGGACAACTCGCGCTTCTCCTCGTCACCGTAGCCCTGGGCTGCGATGGCAAGCTCGGTGTCGATGGGCAGCCCCCGGTCGTTGATGATCTCGGTCAGGTTGTACTCGGCCTGCTCGACCTCCGACAGGGGCACGAGCTTGCGGTCGACGCGAAGCTCGCTGACGACGTCGCCGATGCAGTAGGCGATCAGGTCGACGTACTCGGCCGGGTCGTCGGCCCAGCCGCCCTGGGGCAGGGGCTTGCACCACTTCAGCATGATGGCGTTGCCGCGCCTCTTCACTGCGAGGTCGGGGGCCATGCCCAGGAAGTCGAGCGCCGTCTCCAGCTTGCCCGGCAGGCCCCGCGCACGGGCCAGGGCTGCCGTGCAGGCAAACCGCTCCAGGGGGATGTCGTAGCCCAGGACGTGCTTGAGGATCAGCCGCTCGAATTGCGCGTTCCATGCGTGGATCACGATGTGTTCGTAGGCCAGGATTTTCTTGAGGTCCTTGGGCATCCTCTTGCCTGCAGCGGCCGCCCAGTACTTGGGCTCCACGCCGGGTCCGTTGTACGAGTAGGCGGCGCACAGCACCCTGGTGCTGGGGTGGCGGGCGTAGACATACGCGCCAGCCTCTTGCAGATCGCACTCGGAGCGAGTCTCGAAGTCGAGGTGGATGTGGATGGTCACGGGTGCCAATTCCAAAATTGAAAAAATCGACTTACGGTCAGGGGTGTAGCCTGGGGCTGTAATTCCCAGTGACGAAAAGGGCCAGGGGGTGAGCCCTGGCCCTGGGTGCCTACGACGCCCGGCGTGCCTTGGCGGCCTGCTTGGCGGGGCTCGCCTTCTTGGCGGCGACCTTCTTGGCGGCGGCCTTGACCGGCTCGGGGGCCGGCTTCTCGGCGGCCGCCGCCGGCAGGTCCTTGTGCCACTTCACGATGGTGAAGACCGGGGTGTAGATGCGGCCGTAGGTCTTGTTCTTGTGCTTGTAGCTGTCGCACGAGAGCGAGACTTCGGCGATCATCTTCTCCGGGTCCTTGTGGTACTGGGCGAGGTACTCCTCGGCCAGGGCGGCGAAGGCGTTCAGGCCGCCCACCGACGTGGTCGAGTAGACGAGCTTCTCGCCAGCCAGCAGGACCGACATGCCACGCACCTCGCCCCAGGGGCGGCCGTTCTCGGGCACCTTGGCCGGGCGATCCGGCAGCGGCTGGTCCATGCCGGCGATGACGTCGCCCAGCAACTCGGAATTGACGCCAGCGAGGTCGGTGTCGGCCCAGCACTGCCAACCGTGGACGAACCCGTTGGGGTTGACGAAGACGTGGTCGTCCTCGGTCACCTCCGTCTCGTCGGAACCGTAGCTCCAGGCACCGTCCTTGCCCATCTTCAGGAAGCCGACCCGCGTGGTGGCGGCCCGCTTCATGTTGGTGATGACGGTCGCGGCGAACTTGCTCGCGTCGAACTTGACTACTTCACCCATCTCTATCTCCTGTGTTTCAAAAGTGCAAGGTTTGCCATCAGCGGTGCCATCGGCTCTGCTTCAGACTTCAAGGCCACGAGAGGAGCTTCAGGCTTCCCTTTGCTCTTCACGAGGTTCGAGCCGGAGGATACAGCAACGATGCATGCTGTCAACTCCTCGGGCATGTTCTTGTGCGCCTTCTCGGCCATCGCAGGCGACATGAGCTTGTCCTGCCAGATTTTGATGCGGCGGCGGCGGGCGATCTCCAGCACCTTCTCCTCGTCGACCCACTGGCGGGTGGCGCGCTTGGGCTTCAACTCGTAGCCGGGGATCGGGTGACCGCTCGACGCGAGGTCGTGCGCCACCTCGCGCAGCGAGTCGAGCCACTGCTGCATCAGGTCGGCCTTGTCGAGCCAGTTGGCGAGGTTCTGCGGCCGAAGCTCGCGGACGACGACCGGCAGCGCCTCGGTGACGTGGCCCATGAGCTTGGGGCAGACCGGCTTGGCCTTGCAGAACCGGCAATGCTCGCCAGGGACGAGGTCGAAGGAGCCTGCCAGGGCAGCGCGGATGGCAGCCTCGGCCTTGATGCCCCAGGCCAGGACGTAGGCGCTGGTCGTCTCCCAGGACTTGACCGGCTTGTCCTCGTCGGTCGGCTGCACGATGGTCAGCGTGACCCCCTTGACCGTGGGCGCAGCCTTCATGCCGGGGCGCTGCGTGTACGCCTTCTTCAGGATCATGTAGGCGTAGGCCAGCAACTGGTCGTTCTCCTCGGGCTCGACCATGATGCCAGCCCCGGTCTTCAGGTCGACCACCTCCAGCCACTCGTCGTCGATGCCGACCAGATCGGGCGTGCCGAAGAGGAGGTCCGAATGCTCGACCCGCTCCTCGATGCGGACGACGCCGCCGCTCTTCTTGTACGCCTTCATCACCTTGGCCGCGTGGCCCAGGTAGGGCAGCAGGAAGGCGTGGTCGGCGGGGTCGACCACGCCGCCGGGGAAGTAGCCCTTGGTGTCGCGCAGGATCGCGGCGGCGACGTCGTGCAGCCGGGTGCCCTCGGCGGCATAGGGACCCTCGGGACCCTCGGGCAGTTGGAGCCCCAGGCCGAAGGACCCGGTGCAAGTGAGCCAGCGGGTGGCGCTGGAGGGGGCGAATGGTGCGTGCGTGGACATGGTGGTTTAAACGCTCAGTTAGGTGGACCAGGGAAGACGATGGCGATGACGTAGGGCCAGAGCCCCAGGTCGCCGATCAGTTGGCAGCCGCCAACGAAGAGGGCGACGCCGAGGAAGGCACCGGCCAGGATGCGCTGCAGGAGGGGGAGCTTCATGGTCAGTTGCAGCTATTGCTCAGGCAGAGGAAGAGGGAGATCGTCAGCCAGATGGCGCCGACGAGGGCGATGGCGATGGCGCGCTTCACAGGTCACGCTTGCGCCACACCGGCACTTCGTTGGCGTGCCGCAGCGGCTCGGTGGACTTGACGTACTCGCCGGTCTTGACGATGTCCTTGCTGCGGGCGATGCCGCTGAAGACCGCGCCCCAGACGTTGGGGTGGTGGGGCTCGCCCAGGCCGCGCTCGCGGGCGTCGAGCTTGCAGTCCTCGCCGGTGAACCCGTGCGGGTGCCGGTCCATGTAGGCACGGTAGTAGCCCTGGCAGCGGGCATGCCACTCGTCCGAGGTGCTGGCGAGGACACGCTCCATGCCGTCCGCTTTCAACTGCTTGCCACTCATGTTCATGCTCAGGCTCCAGGGTTGTAGGAGCCGGCAGTGTAGCCGCCGGCTCCCTGGCTCGTCAATCGTCGCCTTCGTCCTCGTCGCTGCCGTCGCCGCCCATCTCGGTCTGGCAGCAGGGGCAGGCGGTCACGTTGATGGCGTGCTTGGCGGCCATGCGCCAGACCGCGCCGCAGGCACCGCACTCCAGCTTGAGCATCCGGGTCGACTGCTTCTTGCGGCTGCTCAGGTCGAGCATGCTGTGCGGGAATTCGCCGTGCTTGGCGATGACCACCGCAGCGATGGCGCTGGCGACCTCGACCGGGGGCTCCATCTGCGTGGGCTTGCCGACGCAGCCGATGGCCTTGGCGATCTTGACGAAGCCGGCCTTGTGGCCGTGGGCGCAGTCGTCGACCGCATGCGCAAGCTCGTGCATCAGGACCGAGACGACGCGGGTGCTGTCGGCCAGCTTGGGGCTGATGAAAATCTCGTTGATGCCGGCCTTCGACATCCGACGCGCCCAGCACTCGCCGATGCGCTTGCGGGCCGATCCGCCGCCCGGCCAGGAGCAGGACACCTTGACCGGCGGGAACGTGACGGAGGGGGTCGCCTGGGCGACCGCGACGACGGCGGCTTCGAGCCACTGCTCGCGTGTGATCTGGGCGTGTTTCATTGCTGGGTCCTGGGTTGGTTGACGAGAGCCTCGATTGTAGACCCAGGCTTCAGGTTCCGGCAATGACCGTTCGTCGGTTTAAACGTCGGACGTCCGCTTCGAGGTTGCGCAGCCCCCGGTAGTCGCTGGGGGTCTTGGCGCTGGTGTACACGGCACCGGACGCCAGGATGAGCCTCAGGTGGCCGGAATTGACGCAGACCTTGGCGACGACGAGCCCCTCGCGCTCCAGGCGCTTGATGATCTGGTTCATGTCCTTCTTCACGTCAGTCCTCCAGGGCGTTGGGGTCGTCGAAGAGCTTGGCGGCCGGGGGCTCGCGCCGCTGGTACTCGATCTGCGGCGGGTGGTCCCACTGCCGGGCGAGGTGGCGGTGCGGGCACTCGGGCCAGACGCACTCGCGCAGGAAGTTGTTGCGGACGTATGGGTCCTGGCCGCAGCCCTTGCACTTGGCGTGGTCCATCTAATTCTCCGTAACGTAATTGCGCTTTGCGGGAGCCTGGGGCTTGGTGGCCTCGGCCTTGCGGCGGGCCAGCAGGCGGCTGAATTTGGCGAGGCTTTCCAGGGCTCGCTCGCGTCGGGTCGGCCTGGGCTCCGGGTCCATGTCGTGGTCGAAGTCGAAGTCCTCCCAGTCGATCCAGTCGAGGGCGCTCACCGCTTGCCCCTGGCGGCCTTCTTGGCCTTCTTGGCGGCCCAGACCCTGGCCTTGACCGCCTGCTCGTAGATGCCCTGGATGTCGACCTCCTCGCGCTGCCTCAGACCCTTGCAGCGCAGGATCAGCAGCGGGCCGTCGAGCGTGGCGATGATCTGGCGGTAGCCCTTGTCGCGGGTGTAGGCGAACGTCAGCCGGGTCACCGGCTTGCTGGTGTCGGTCAGGCTGCTCACTCGGCCACCTCGTCGTCGAGCAGCAGCACCACCTCGGGCTCGAAGGGGTCGAGCATCGGGGCGATCCTGGGCGCGAAGCTGTAGCCGCAGTCGATCATCGGCGACAGGTTCTGGAACCGGCGGACGTACTCGAAGGTGGTCATGCCGGGCTCCCAGCGAGGGAACGCTCGGCCGGCGTGGCTGCCGCCCCAGGTCGGGTCGAGGAGGTTCGCTGCGCGGCGCACGCACTGCTCCTTGTAGTTCTTCAGCGCCTTGCTCTGGGCGGCCATCAGATCGGCTCCCCTGCCTCGCGCTGCCGGTTCGCCTCGCGGCCGACCGCCTGGGCCAGGGCGCGCAGCGTCTCCTGCTCTGCCATGAAGGCGTCGATGGCGATCTGCCGCGCCTTGATGTGGGCGGTGGTGTGGATGTCGGCGTCGTGCGCCCCCATGCCCCTGGCCTCGTCCATCGCCTTGTTGACGAGGGTCGAGTAGGCGGCCTGGGCTCGGATCGTCCTGGCGCTCGCCAGGGCGGCCCGCAGGGCGTGCTGGGCGAGCTTGCCCTGGGCTTCCTCCCTGGCGATGAGCGCCGGGGCCAGGACGGTGGCGCTGGTTCTGTTCGATGTCATGCTGTAGCTCCAGAGTGAAGCCCCCCGGAGGGGGCGTGGTGGTCAGAAATACTTGCCGGCGCAGATCGGGCCGATGCCGCGCTCGATGCTCTCCGGGTCGGTCAGGTCGCGGCCGCAGATGCTGCAGTTGCCCGACGCCTTGCCGTGCAGGACAGCGGCGCGCTCGGGGTCGGCCTCGATCTCCAGCAGGGCGCGGCTGACGTCCTGCAGGTCGACGCCCAGGCGCTGCCAGAGGGTCAGCGTGCCGCCATCGGTCAGGCGGCCGATGACCTTCTCGGCGTCCTCGTGCTTGATCCAGCAGAGGCTGTCGCCGTTCTTGCGGGCGATGGTCAGCTTGCCGATGCGGAACTTCGACAGCCGCTGCATCAGGTCGAAGAGCTTGGGCAGCGTCGGGTTGGCGCGGACAAGCTCGGCGGCCTCGCTGGTGCGTGCCTGCTGGGGCGCAGCGACCGGCGGGCGGACGGTCGCCTCAATGACGGCCGAGTAGGGCTTCGGCAGGCTCCAGGCGATGAGCTTGGCGGCGTAGCCGGCCTGCTTCTCGCTGACGAAGGAGCCGAAGCGGTCGAGCTTGTCGGCCATGTCGAAGCAGGTGTCGGCCTTGCCGTCGGCGAACTGGTCGCTGCGCTTCAGCCAGCGGGCGCCGGCCTCGCGGAGAGCCTGGGCGGTGACGGTCGTCTCGACCATCGGGATCGCCCCGGTGGCGGTCGGAGCGGTCGGTCGGAGGATGGCGGCGACCGGGCGGAAGTTGGCGGGGTTGAAGCTCATGGTGGTGTCCTTGGTGAGTGCCGGGATGGCCTGGGCATTATAAGCCCTAGGCTACATCCCTGCACAAGTACCGTTCGTCACCTCGCCAGGGCCAGTGCGACCGCCAGGACGACGATGACGCCGATCCAGACGCGCAGGATCGTGCGCCGGGAGATGCGCGGCCCCTCGATGGCGCAGGCGTAGTGGACATCGGGAACCTGCTCGCCCAGGCGGCGCGAGAAGCGGGTGCCCATGCCGGAATCGTGGATCGTGATCATCGCGGTCCCCTCTTGGTGACGTCGTCCCAGTGGCTGTGGAGGATCTTGGCGGCCTCGCCGGCATCGGCCCACTGCGCCTCGCGCTCGCGGGCGAGATGCTCGGCCGCGTCGAAGGCGCGGGTCCTGCGCTCATGCTCGTCGAGGTACGGGACC